TTGTACCTTGATCGTAGCTGATTGTTCCAAGAATGCTAACCCAAGCCATACTAAGAACATAAGTAGCTACGGTCGCTCTTTCTGTATTCTTCTGCTGCAACGTTACTGTACCCATATATTGTGTTGGACGCTTCCAAACCGGACCTTGACCTTCCTGATACATAAATACAAATTCAAGAGCCTTGCGCCAAGCTTCTCTAACAGCATAATCCGCATCGATAATAAACTGACAAGCCAATTGATCGTAGACTGGCGCTCCTGCAATCTTATACTCCATACCAAAGTAGTTAATAGTAACAGGAGTAACAGTAAGAGAAGGAAGAGCCGATGTACGCAAACCAGCAGTCATTAAGTTTGGATCACCAAGCTGATCAAAACATCCACCCTTGAAGGTGCAGAGGAAATGATACGGTCTAGCAATATCATTAATCTTTTCTCTGAAATTATTTAGACTATACATATCTTATATCCTTTATGGTCTTGTTTAAACTTAATTAAGCTGGCTTAACCCCCGGAACGACTCTTGTTGCAAGTTCTTGCAGATTAACGCTGGCTCTTGTGATATAGAAGCGCAACCATATAAATTCTGCAACCGGTGTTGGCTTGACGTAGATATCTACATAAAGCTCATTGTTATCTCTAACGACAGGTGGATTATTGATTTCATCACAGACAACCAAGAACTCTTCAAGACCTCTATTATTCTGAACCCACTGTAAGAACTCGTTAAAGACACCACGAAGCTCTGCTCTTGTGAATTCATCATTGAATTCAAAGACATACTGCTCAGCAAGTCTACGGCACTTTCTCTTTAAGAAGCAAAGCAATCTACGAACATTAACTCTGTTAAGATAGCTATCCTTATCAAGAAGAGTCTTTTGACCATAAACCGTGATAGCATTGCGGATAATAGCAATCGGATTGATTCTATTAGCATAAAGGATATCACGTTGCGGCAAACGGAACTTCTCACGGATATCAAGAAGCTCATTCAGGGTAGCCCTATTCATACCAGCAGGAGCATACCAAGGATAATAATTCTTATCAACCCAAGCATAAACACCCGATACTGTACCTGAGTTAGCAATCCAGCGATAGATACCATTATACTTATCAAAAATCTTTGAACGATTATGATAGAGAGCAGCATAGCTTGAACTTAGAAGAAGTTCTTCGCTAATCCATTCAATCATTTGCATCGGAGTTTGATATTCATAAGGAACATCAAGAACGGCAATTGCTTCTCCGTTTAAATCCTCTGCAAGTTGAGCAAGAGCTTTCTTGGCTTCAAGTGGTTTATCACCCTCAATAACAATGTCAATATCAATATCCTGCTCACGATACATATCACAAGCAGTCAAAAGCTCACCAGTAAGCGATACAGGTTCTCCACCAGCACGATCCGGATCTTCGATAACCTCGTAGAAGGTTTCCAAATCACCAACATAACCACCAGCCAAAGCTATCGGTAGAGTAGTTGAGAACTCTGTACTCTTTACCGTATCTGACAACTTAGCACGAATAATATTTGACTTCTTATTAATTACATCTTCCACAAAGAGCTTCGAACCATTTTCATCGAAGGCATTCTTATCAGTTGAAACTCTGAAGTATTCAACCTGACTCCAAGAATTAGATACCGTATCTCTTGCAAGAACGAACAGTCCAAATTCCTTATTGCTCTTTGGAAGATTTGCAGGAAGATCATTGATGAAATCAAAACGATCCACGAACTGCTTATAAGTAACTCTTGAAAGGAAGTGTCTGTAAAGATTACCAATCGTAGCATCACCCCAATCGGCAAACTCCGTTGGTACTGGAGAATTCGATTGCATATATGCTCTTGGAACGCTTAGAGAGTAAGGATACTTCTTAAGTTGTTCAGCATCCCTCCAGCCAAGCAAGCAAATATAGTAATCATTATAAGCTTCACCGGGACCGATAGCCGCAATGGTTAGATCCTCTGACTTTTCCTCACCATTAATTTCAACATTATAATCAAAGGTAGAAGTGTTGTCAGGATCATAATATTCTGGTTCAACTGTAGTTCCGTGTTTATACATAATGCCGCCAGTTGTAGAAGCATCAATCCAAAGAATTCTCTGCCAAGTTACTTCTCCATCGACTGTGGTTCCTTCCATAGTGGTATCCCAAGCAAGGACTTCACCATTAAGAACGATACCATCTGCAATAGCCTGAGCAAGTTCTGGAGCAGTATTAAATTTAGCACTTGTCAATCCCTCAACGATACAACGATATACTTGACCGTTTGGACGGAAAGTAGCAATTAACTTTCTCCAGTTACCCCAAGCTGTATCGCCATCATTGCGATAATCAAGATCATAAACAATAACCTCACCAATAGCCCAAGTACGATCAATACCAAAGGTTGTAGTTCCAGCAACATTTACTACATAATAATCACCATCGGTTGGACCCATTGAGGGTGGAGTATTTGTGCTTGCATCCCAAGTTCCCATCGCTGTAGTTGTCTGACCATTGAAATGTTCAATCAAGGCTGGTCCGATTTCGTACCAACCATCATGAACTAGATCACCAACCTCATAAACTGAATTACGAACTCTCGGAAGCGCCCTATTGGTTGTATGACGAGTGAAGAAACTTTGAACTCCTACATAACTCTTCCCATAGAAGGTTTCAATTTCAGCTTGATCAACAACTGTCGATCCACTAACAACTTCTGGATAATTGACTGCATCATTAACATAAGCAAGAGGATCAAGATTAGCTACGAGAGGAAAGGTATTAATTGCATCTCTACCAAATCCAAGAGCAGCAACCTTAGCAGTAGGACGATCAACAACTCTTGTGAAAACAAGATTTGAGCCTCTAGAAAAATAACCACTTGCAGCAAAGAATGTTTGAACAGTCTCGTCTGTTGGGCTACCATAAGTTTCTTGGAAGGTACGTTCATCAGGAACAATATCAATTTTAAAGGCTGGACCCTTCGTGGTATTACCAATAAGAAGGGCAATCGTGTTTATTTGGTTATTGACATAATCCGAAAGGTCAATTTCCTTAACACGGACAGCAGGAGAAAGTCCACTTTTTATTGTTACCATATGAGATTCCTTTTTTCCAATTGATTAAGTTATTATTCTATTGTTATTTAGCACTTATATATAAAAAAACTTTATATTTTTCCTTTTTATCCATGCCAGTTCGGGCCTATCACCTCGGTAAAATCCAAGAAATCTTTTATTTCATCCATCGTTGGATTATCATAAAATGTAATAGGAATATGAAGAATTGGTCCCGGCTCAGCTATTATTGGCTTGTAAATAAATCCCTTAACAATAAAGTCTAACTGACCCTTCACGAATCTTCTTTCCGTATCAGCCCACTCAATAGGAATATCTCTTGCAATATCTCCTACAAAATCTATACGCAATTCTCTAGGAACCTCTTTTAGAAGCGAAATATTTTCTTTCATCCTAATAATAACAAAGGGAGATACATAGGGTACAATATTTTCTGCTATCTGAAAGATATGACCCTCATATCTCGCCAGTATAAAGAGATTCATCGTAATATTATAAGGCAGAGGCATTCTATCGTTATACTGTGAGGAGTTTTGTTTGATTCTTCTGGTGCGATAAAAGTTTAAAGCTCTTGTAGGATCATAAGTAATTGTAGCTACGGCAACCGAAAAGGCTGGAACCTTGTTATCAAACTCAGAAGCAGGATAAAGCTTCTGATAGACGGTTTCGTAATAGGTTCTTTCTTTGGGCGTGTAAGTTAAATCAATCATCGATTCTTTAGGAACAGGAACCGTATCATTCTCATCCTGAAGATCTACAACTTTCATATTGCGAAATATCGACATAAAGGCAATAATTTGATTGCGGATTGAATTATAGTAGAAATATTCTGAATTCGGTTTCTGCATACTCTCTTTCCTAATCTATTTATATTTAGGATAAAAATAAAAAACATCCTCAGATATTCTCTGAGGATGCGAAATTAGTGGGGTCTTGAGAACAGGTTTAAGTGGATTTACTTTTTAAACCTCAAGAGTAAGTCTCTTATTATTTATTCTCTTTGCCCCGACATTATTTATCACTTAGGGGAAGATTTTCGGAAGCTTTCTCCATTCTTTCTAGATCAGTTGCTAAAGCAATCAGTTCAAGTGTAGGAATAGGAATACCTTCCATCATAAATTTTTTTCGATATTCTCTGGTTGTAGTTGCTAACTCAGGATACTTGGCAAGAACTTCGTTTTCAGCACAGCAAATTTCTCCGACAGCTAACCAACGATGAAGAGGATAACCCAAATGAGATTCATTTTCATAAGCCATTGCTGTAGAAATATGCTTACGATAGCAATCAAGACACGATACTTGCATTACGGAATCTCCCGAGGAAAAGTATCCCAAATCATATTTCGAAGATTCTCAAAGAATTCTCGCATCTCTTTTGTTTCAGCTTGATTCTCTGGAAGTGCTTGAATAATTTCCTCGTTAATAGAACCTACCGAACCAAGCCCTGCAAATCCCGAAGCCATCGATGCTGCCTCTGCTGGACTAGCTAAAGCCATTTGGGGATTAGCTGCTTTCCCTGCGTCTTGTTTTGCTAACTCTGGTGGAAATATCGGTGCTGATTTCTTATTCTTCTTTCTTGTCCTTTTCATGAAGTGTTTCCTTTATAAGATTTAAGTGCTTTTGAGAATTATCGTATTGAACCACCCCTTCCCATATATTTAGTTCAACTCCCGATTCTTCGAACATTTGAATCGAGCAACGCATATGATCTTGCCATCGTTCTTTCCAGAAGTTCCATTTCTCTTCAAACTTTCGCCCATCAACAATTACTTTAGCAAGACCCGATTGAATTATAGCTCTCGCACAGTCAGCACAAGGAATCCAATCGACATAAATCTCACACTCCTTAAGAGGGATGCCAACTCTAGCAGCGGCAAAGATAGCATTACGCTCTGCGTGTTCTGTCCAAAGATACTTCTCTGGACGTATATGCCTCTTCTTGATTTCTTGAACATTAAGTTGATAGAGAAGACTTGCTTTGTCATAATCTGAAAGATCACTTTCAACTGTTTCCTTCACCCCTCTAGGAAATCCATTGAAGCCAGTAGATCTAATTTCGTGATCAGGTCCAGCAATAACACAACCTACCTTTACCGAATGATCCTTTGACTTCCTGCGTACTTCCTCACAAATATTGAAGAAGTATGATTCCCAACTTAAACTCATAGAATCTCCTTTGTCTTATTTAATTTATTATAACATAAGAAGAAATCATTACCAAAAGAAATTTTATAAAAATTCAATAGTGATAAATACTTATGGATCATTTAAAAGGAGAAAAAATGAAGGTTGGAGAGATGTTTATGATTAAGCGGGACAATGGTTATGAGGAGATTATGGACACGCTAGTAACAAGAATAACTCAAATCGAACACTTCAAGCATCACACCGGTTGCAGTTTTGTAAATGATCTTTTTGAAATTCATCCCTATTACTTTGGTCGATGCCTCTGTTCCTACGGAAAGAAGTATCAAGAATTTATAACCGGAAGTCCTCACAAGCCAGAATGTTTTATGGTAGAGATGAATGTTCTAAATGCAGCCTTTAAGAGTCATCCCTTCTATATCAACAACAATAAGCTAAAATCAGAACGAGCCAACGAAGAAAGAAGACTCTGTATAGCTCATAATATTGACTATAAGGATGGAAAGAATCTTGAAGAGATTTGCAATTGCGGAGTTCAAGACAAGTTTAAAGAATTAAATCATCAACACGAAGATGGCTGTCCAATTACTCAACCCAATTTCTGGTATAAGCCACCAGATAAAGCCTTTAAGATCTTTTGGTATAAGACTTATTTTAGAGATGCTGTTTGCACACAAGATCTTAATCTAGAAGAGTTTAAGAGAATTATAGGTATTTGTCTACAATCTCTCTGAACCTTTAATCAATCTATACGTTTATATCAGTAGGAAATACATAGGAGAAAACTATGGCTACTGATATTGTTGAAACCGAAGAAGAAGAAGTCGAAGAATCCAAGGAAGATTCATTAGCCACCGCTCTTCAAGGAGAATTCAAAGCTGCTCCTTGGTATGTGAGTTCTATGGCTATCCATGCACTAATCTTTCTTCTCTTGATGCTTATACCCGCAACTCCGCAGCAACAGAGAGTTAAACAAATTGTTATAACATCCTCAATACCCGAAGAGGAAGAAGAAAAACTAGAAGAAGTTGTAACTGATATTGTAGAATCCAACCCCGATGTTGTTACAGAAAATAATTCTGCAATTGAAGCTCCAATCGTTGTTACAACTGATTTTGAATATTCTGATCATAACGAAACCGATAACGATATGGATGGAAACACCGCTCAGGGTGATCCTGATTGCGTAACAACTTTTGATGGTGATGTTAATGGAACGCCAGCCTTAATGGGTGTAGGTAAAAATGGCGGATCGGGGGGTGGTGGAAGATTTGGTACTCGCTTTGGAGGCGGTCGTAGGAATCTAGTTGCTAGGGGTGGTGGAAGTATAAAAACAGAAAGTGCGGTTGATTGGGCGCTAAGGTGGTTAGCTGAACATCAAGAAGCCGATGGTCGTTGGGATACAGCTAAGTATGGTGGTGGAAATCATGATCCAGCTATAACAGCTATGGCAACATTAGCTTTCTTGGGTGCTGGTAATAGTACAAAATTTGGAAAATACAAAGCCAATGTTGAAAAAGCAGTTTATTGGCTTAGATCAAAACAAGACGCAAATGGTTGCATCGGACCTCATAGTTATGAAGGGGGCATCACTCTTATGGCAATGGCCGAAGCTTATGGAATGTCCAATGATAAAGAATTGAAACCCGTAGCTCAAAAATGTGTTGATTGGGCTGTTAAAAGCCAATGCCCTGCCGGTGGTTGGAATTATGCACCAAGTAGTGTACGAGTAGATACTTCCGTAACAGGATGGTGGGTTATGGGTCTAAAGTCTGCTAAAGTTGCTGGTCTAGATGTTCCTTATGAAGTCTTTGATAAGGCGTTAAAATATATCGATAAAGCTACTGCTCAATTAAATGATGGTGGATATGGTGGTGCTTCGGTTTCTTATTCATCCGAAGCAGCAACAGTTGATCTAGTCAAGGCTGGTGGTGGTTCTACAAGAATGACCTCTGTTTCTTTAACTTGTTTGCAATTTCTTGGTCGAGATCGTAGCGATCCCAAAGTTCTAGGCGCAGCAAATCAAGTTATTAAGGATGGCCTCCCCGGAACCTGTGAAGAGAGTTTCTATCGCTGGTATTATGCAACCTTGGGATTATTTCAAATGGGAGTTAAAAACGAAGTTTGGAAGCAATGGAATGAACCCCTAAAAGCAAGTCTTTTGGGAAGTCAGGTTAAAGAAGGAACATTTAAAGAGAATAAGGGTTCTTGGAATTTTGATAAAGAAACGCACGGTAAGAATTGGGGAAGAGTTGGTCAAACTGCTCTGGGAGCTTTGATGCTTGAAGTGTATTATCGTTACGATTCGAATGCAGCAAAGAATTTTAAGAAAGAAGTTAAGAAGTAATTAAATAATTAAAGTAAAATATATTTTCTTATAATCTCTAATCCCCCTAAATAATGATAGAGAAACTATCAAGGGGGATTAATTGTGTCTTATCGAATTAGAGGACCAAGAAAAAATTTAACTGGAAAACAAGTGGGTCATCTAACAATTTTAAAATTTGTTGGAAAGTTTGCTAATAAAAAAATTGGTTGGTTATGTCATTGTATTTGTGGCAAAGAAATTTTTCGAGAAACAGAAACTCTTAGGGGTCAATGTTCTTGTGGTTGTCGGCATAATTTAGTAGGAAGTCAAAATAAACGATGGAGGGGATTTGGAGAAATTAGCGGTGAGGCTTGGTTACATATTTTGCGAGCAGCTAAAAAAAGAAATATTGAATTTTCGATTTCTATTCAGGATGCTTGGAATCTTTTTCTTCAACAAAACCGAAAGTGTATTTTGAGTGGTCTTGATTTATCATTTTCAAAAACCGAAAAAACAATGAAATTTACTACAGCCTCTTTAGATCGAATCGATTCCTCGGGGGGATACACAAAGAATAATATTCAGTGGGTACATAAAGATATCAATAAACTAAAAACTGATTTCCCTCAAGATAAATTTATATCTTTATGTCAACAAGTTAGTGATATTAAGCGGCAAAGGTTAAGCAATCCTGAAGCCAAGTAGTTTCAACTAAAAAGCATCCCCAACAAGCTCCGATAGCCAAATCATCATGGCTTCCTTCCTCTGCTGTAAATCTTCTTCCGCCCGATGGACTTTTCTTTTCAATAAACGTAAGTAATTCGTTAATTAGTTCACGATCTATAACTTCTAAACTTCCCCTTTCGATATGCTTTTTAAGAGCATTGATAGCTTTTGTTTTTGTTGCTACGTTTGAATTAACACCAAAGGTAAACGAAGACATCCCCGATTGTATATGAACATAAGAGTTTTCATAAGGATAAGACTCCATCATTCGATCTAAGAAGCTTTGACCAATTCCATTATTCTCAAATATAAAATAAGGATTACCCCACTCTGGTAAAATTTCAAAAACAAACCTTGTAAAATCTGGTATATTGATTACGTTAGACCTAAAGGTATAAGCTTGTTTAAGAGACTCTATAATAGCTTCTGGCGGTTCTTCTTCTCTCTTTTCATATTCAGCTATATCTTCTGCATTAGGTGGTCGCCAGCTACCTCTAAAAATTTGTAATGTACTATAGTCGTTACCAGAACCCATTCCGATATCTGCCGCAGCTATATAAAATCCACGATGCTGTGGAAGATTAATATGAGGCATAAATCTTTCATACCATCTTTGATAACCACCATTTACCTTAAGCTCTTCGATGAATGATTTCTCTTTCATCTTCTGCAAAGCTTCTGCTGTAACAAGAGTAGCTGCCGATCCAATAAATTGATTTCCATATTCAGAATTAAATCCAATAATACCAAGAGTGCGAATTTGTTCTTCTTTCCACTCTGGCGAACGATAATCTTCAAACTCCCAGTAATCAATTCTTACTTGAGCAAAACCATTAGCTTTATCTTGAGACTCTTTCCAGACTCGATAAAAGAGATTACCAATACCTCTTGGGGTCGAAGTTACAACAACCTTCTCACCATGCTGAACTGTGGGATAGTTTGCCTTCCAAAACTCATCAGCAATATGAGGTTCAATCAAAGCCATTTCATCGACGTAGAGGAAGGAAACAGATTCACCAGCAATACCATTCTTCGAAGTGGCCGCTGAGAATACTTTAGATCCATTATCAAAGCTAATCGTGTGAGCATTCCATTCTTTACATCCCGGTTTAAGCCAAGCAGGAAGTAACTCATACATCGTCTTGATATCACCAAGAATCGACATTGCTGTTCTGTCAATATTAGCAAGGATAGCACAACACTTATCAGCATTAAACATCGAATACCAAAGAATAAATGCAGATACAGCAGTAGTCTTGCCAATCTGACGAGAAGCCAAACAAACCAATTTAGGATTATCTCGCATCGCAAGAACTAAACGCTCCTGAAAATCACGGAGCTTAAGTCTAATCTTGCCTCGCTTCGGATGGATAATATAACAATACTTCTCAGCAAAATAAAGAATATCTTCTGAACATTTCAAAAGCTCAGTTACTTCTTCTTTAGTATATTCGTGCGAGGCACCAGCTTCATTAACTAACGGATTCCCCATCATCCTCTCCCTTGTCTACAACAACCTCTGCTTCCTTCTCTTCGATAGCTGGCTGCTTTTGACTCTTCATAAGCGCAATTAATTCAGCCTGAGAAGCTACGGCAATAATATTGGTATTTCCTACAGGATTACCTCTCATTGCTGCTTTTTCTTTTATTTGAAGTTCTTTTTCCTTTAACTTGGCTTTATAGTCCTGTATAC